TGAACCCGATGTTGGTCAATGAAACTGAGGCAGCATATTGGACAGTTGGCGAATCTCAGGCACGCCAACCGAAAATGGTTGGATGGCAGAAACTTACCGACGCAGCACAAAAGCATATGCCAACGTTGTTGAAGGTTGCTAACGCGGCGGTCAAAAAGGTCATCAAGATATTGGGGTTGTGAGAGGAGAGAGGATATGGCAACATTGATAAAATGGGAGAAATTTATTGATGAGGTGTATCAAACCTTCGGTGTTCGGGCAGTTGGTGAGATAAATGGAAAAAGATTTCATTTGTTTATTCGTATGAGTGAGAATTTCATAAATGATTCGGATTTCGATTTAGAGGGATATGTTCGTAAAGAAGTTGAAAATACCAAGGAAGAGGATATAGCGACTTTTGAATTATGTCTATGTTGATATGTGAGAGGAGAGAGGATATGGATAATAATCTAGAATTGCAAATTGCCAAATTGATTTGGCCCGAAATAGATATTGAAAATGTACGAATTATAGCGGCAATGGAAGGCGTCAATACTTTTAAGGCGCTCTACCCCGATAGACCAACTTTCGATGTAGAAACTATCCCGATTATTAAATATGCGGTGTTTGTTCGCATGGGTTATGGATCACAATCTAAAACATTAGTTATCCAAAAGACAAGGATACAAGAATGCGACCCTATTGCATCGTGGCTGTAATGAATAAGATATTAGGTTGGGCGCGCAATGATCCATTCGAGCATAATATAGTTTATGTTCGAGGAGAATTTGAGAATGGGCATAAATATTGGTTTACATTCCAGGTGACCGATGAACTATCTGATGAAGTCATTGAACAAATATCCATCAACATAAATAACGAGATGAAACCCGAACTTATAAAATGTGCTGCGATAATTATAGATTTGCCCCATACCATTGCGTATAAAATGTAATGATGTTATAATACTTGTTACTGCATAAAGTTGCAGTTACATAAAGTCACAACTGAATAAGTGTTTCGTCAGGCTTCACGCCCTGCGGTGGCAGTACCATCGGGAGCGCGGGCCGGATGAACGCCAAGGCCTGTAGCACAGAGCGGCGTTTTACGAGAAAGTTCGTAAGGCGCCGCTTTTTTGTTGTTAAGCGGCATAGGAGTGAAACTATGCCAGATCCCAAACCTGGTGAAAGCAAAGATGACTTCATGCATCGCTGTATTCCGATGGTGCTGGAAGATGGTACTGCCAAGGATAACGACCAAGCCGTGGCGATCTGCTTCTCGAAGTTCGAGAAGGGTCCACCTGCCGATGGCAAGTTGGTAAATTTGGATACCTTAAAGGTTGGCGCTCGCCATTCAGCCTCCGATCAATCGAAACTACAAGAGATCCACGACGCGACCAATGCGCTGGGCGCAAATTGTCCAGAGCCGAAGGGCGAGGTGACTGAATATTCCTTTGCCCTGATGAGCGCAGATAACGCGCTGGTGTCATTCGGCACATCGGTCAAGGCATTGGGTAATGGCAAAGTTGGCGGGTATCTTGTGCGCTTCGGCGACGAGAACACGCCTGACCTGACCGGCGACTTCTTCACCAAGGATACTGACTTCGGCGACATCTCACAGGCGGACGTGTACTATGCCCACGGCCTGGATACCAAGATTGGCAAACGCAAACTTGGCAAGGGCAAATTCCAGCCCGATGAGATCGGCATGTGGATCGAAGCGCAGATCAACCTGCGTGACGAGTACGAAAAAGCCATTTATGACCTGGCCGAGAAGGGTAAGTTGGGCTGGTCATCCGGCACGGCTGCCCATCTGGTCGAGCGCGAGATAGTTGGCAAAGCCAACTTCATCAAGTCATGGCCACTCGGGTTAGATGCGTCAATGACGCCCACGCCTGCCGAACCCCGCAATATGGTGATGCCATTCAAATCTTATATGAAATCAATCGCAGAACCCGCTCCCGCGGCACCTGCAATTAATCAAATAAATCCTATAAAGGAGAGTAATACCATGTCTGAAATTGTTACGGATACAAACGTTATGCTCTCAAAAGAGCAACTAGATCAATTACTGGCCAAGGCCGGATCATCCGGCGCCGAAGCCGCACTGAAGAGTCTGCCGCCAATCAACAAAGGCGAGGTATCAATCGTCAAAGATGAGGCTGACAAACCTTTCCAGAGATTCGGCGATCAACTCGACGCAGTGAAAACGGCGACCCTGACCCAGGGTCGCAACCTGGCTCCCCGCCTTAAGGCGCTTAATATCAAGCAACTGGGAGCCAATGAGTTGATCGGTTCAGAGGGTGGGTTCTTGCTAGAACCTTCCTTTGTGGCCGGTCTCTTAGCCCCCCTGCATGATACCGGGCCATTCTCGAGCCGGTGTGCAAAAATCCCTATCGGCCCTAATGCCAATGGGATTACTGTACGAGCAGTAGATGAAACCTCACGCCACGACTGCTACCGATGGGGCGGCATCCTGGGCTATCGCCTGGCTGAAGCTGGAACCAAGCACGAATCGCAACCGACTTTCCGGCTTATCGAACTGCGCCTTAAGAAATACGCGGTGCTTTGCTACGCCACCGAGGAACTGTTACAGGATACGACCGCCCTGGGTTCGATTATCCAGCAAGGATGCTCTGAAGAGCTGGATTTCATGGCCAATGATGACATCCTGAATGGTGTTGGTCCTGGTGGTCCTTTGGGTATCCTGGCTTCTCCCTCCCTTGTTACTGTCGCTAAGGAAGCCGGGCAAGCCGCCGCAACCGTTGTGACCCAAAACATCTTCAAGATGTGGGCGCGTATGCACCCCCGCAGCAAGAGTAACTCGGTCTGGTTCATCAATACCGACGTTACTCCCCAACTCTATCAACTCTCTTTGAGTGTTGGTACGGGCGGAATGCCGATGTATATGTCACCTGGGTCACTGCCCAATGCGCCCTCCGGTGCGTTGATGGGACGGCCCGTGGTTGAAACCGAGTTCAATGCGACCCTCGGTACTGTTGGCGACATCGTTCTGGCAGATATGAGCCAATATGCCTGGATCGACAAGGATGTGCAGGCTGCGAGTTCTATCCATGTTCAATTCCTGACCGACCAGGTGGCCTATCGCTTTGTCTATCGTTGCGATGGACAGCCGAAACTGAACGCCCCGATCACCCCCTATAAGGGTCCGGGAACACTCAGCCCGTTTGTTGCCTTAGCACTAAGGGCATAAAGGAGAAATGATAATGAATGGTTTTTGCTTTCCCGAAAATTGCAAGGTTGTGAACGGCTTCACCGCGCTTGGCATTGGTACAGCGGGTGCAGTCTATGGGGTAGCTATCAGCCTCAAGAATGTGCAGAGAATGTATGCCGTTATCAACTATCGTCAAGGTGATGCTACCCAGGTTATATTTGGTGCCCAAAAGGGTACTGCTGTAGCCATGGGCGATGCTGAAGCCATCACTCAACTAATGCCGATATGGGCCGATGAAGCTACCGCGGCCAGCGATTTACTGGTTCGCCAGGCCGATGCAGCCACTTTTCAAGTGAGCGCAGTTGCAGGGACCAAGTTAATCATCTTCGAGCTTGACCCCGACGCAGTAGGGACAGTGGCGGCTGGGACACGCGCTGATTGTGTCCGCTTCTATCCATCGAGCGCCAATATCCCGGTGACGAGCGCCTGGGCAATGACCTATGTGCTCGAACCTCGCTATCCGAGCGCTGTCATAAGCTCACCAACCGTAGTGCTTGATTAGGCATGATCCCCCTCTCGCAAGAGAGGGGGTAAATCCTAACTAAGGAGAAAATAAAATGCCTAACTATCAATGGTCTACTCGACAAGCGATTGCCGATCTTTACTATGGGTTACGCGTGGATAATAGTCCGGCCAGTATCTTGAACGGCACCAATCACCTGTTTCATATTGGTGGTGGGCGCGTTTTTGTAAACGACCTGCTCGGTGTTGTTACCACAGTAATCCAAACCGCTGCAATAACATTGAATTGGAGTTTCGATGCAGACTTTGGCGGTGATCTCGCCCTGGGTATCGCCAGTGCCGATTTTACTGGAGACTTGCCAGGTACGATGTATGTAATGCCCGCCGCAGTCGGCGGTGCGCTTACTGTACCCGCTGCCGGTGCTTTCCAGCGTCTATACCCGGCAATTGGCTTTGTATTCAGCACGGGCTATCTTGACCTGGTTGCCTCTGCCGCTCGCACGGGCGTCATTAAGTGGTCTGTGTTCTATGTTCCGCTGGATGATGGCGCGTATATCGAAGCCGTCTAACAACTGAATATCCTCCTCCTCTCTCACCGGGGGATGGGCTAATGCGAATGCCCATCCCCCGAAAGGGGTAAATTACTATGTACGCATTATAGGTGATCCGTGGCCAACTACAGCGATCTCGCCAGCCTGAAGCAATATATGACCTCGGGCGGCACGCCACTGCCCATTGACGCGGATGATGATGGCTTGCTGACAAGTTTTATAGAGACCGCCAGCCGCTATATCGATGATGCTACCGACCGCACTTTCTACGCGCGCACCGAAACGCATCTTTTCAATGCTACTGGCAGCCGTGAATTATGGATGGATGACGACCTGCTGACCGTGACTACCCTCACCAATGGCAATGGCGATCTCATCTTACCCGCCGATTATCTGCTTCTCCCATTGGGCACCTATCCCAAATATGCCATACGTTTGAAGATGTTATCAACACTGTATTGGAGTTGGGATAGTTCAGGAAATACGGAAGCGGTTATCAGCGTTTTAGGCACCTGGGGCTATTCCGCCACTCCATCCAGGGATATTGCCACACTGACTATGGCCTTGGCGCATAACCTATATAAAGCGCGCTTCGGCGAGGGCGTGGAGGGGGCCGCAAGAGTTACCGCGGCGGGTGTGGTCATCACGCCGGGTGATATACCCAAGTGGGGTCAGAAGGTCCTGGAAAGGTATAGGCGGTTGGTATGACATCGACTTTATCTTTTGCCACCGTGACTGCTGCGATCAAGACACAACTCGCCAGTGCCGTGGTTGGGCTGACTGTCAGAGATACCCTGGATATGCCAGATGCAATCAACCCGCGCAATTGCCCGGTGCTGTTCCCCGAAGTGCGCGGCGGCTTTATCTCGAATGTTGTCATCAATTACCTTACTACCGGGGGTGAAGGTCTGCGCATGGGCGATTTGACCTATGATCTGCGCTACACGCTGGCTTACGCGCCCGTAGGTGAGGGGCGTGGATTGTATACCGTCATCCCCGATTTGATGGATATGACCAAAAAGATCATAGATGGCGCACTGACAAAAGACGTACTGGGTGGCACATCGGGCATCATCGAATTCTATCTATCCAGTGTAAGTGGAGATGGGTTGGTGGCAGATCCGGCAGCTACTCCTATGGGCTTCTATGGGTTTGAATATCTGTTCAGGGTGACTGAGTTTATCAACTAAAGGTGCATTATGCCAGGACGAACAATAGAAAGATGGCTTAGAGCTTATATCGATGGGGTGGACTGGTCGCCCTATATTATCAAGACCAGCACGATGACCTGGTCCTATGATACCCCATTATTCGCGGCATTGAACGATCCAGGCATGGGCGGCTTGCCGGATATGCCTACCGTATTTTTAGGCGATATGCAGGCGGTTTTATTCACCGCCACGCCCTCGGGCTTCCACGACCAGGCCAGCATTTCTTTTGCCGCGCGTACAGTAATGATGCCCTGGGGCATCCAGCAGGAGCCGGTAGTGGGCGACCCCGCATTTGCCTATCCATTCATGCAGACAAATTATGTCAAGGTTGTAGAAAAGGGCATGAGCATTGTTAATATGCATTTTGACCTGCATGGAATTATCCCCGGTATGCTATATGTCCGGCCTTGGGGGAATCTGCTGCATCCTAAAGGCACCGAGACCTTGGTGAACTCATCCGCCTATTGGGATAGTGGTATCGCTGGCGGCACGGCTTTCGGCGGTTTTATGTGCTACCAGTTGTTTACATCAAACGGCACGGTGACGCTCAAAGTGCAGGACAGCGCAGCCGCGGGCGCGGGCACGGGAGCAGATCTGGCTGGTTGCACGACTGCGGCTATAGACGCCAGCGTAACCCCCAAATTTGGTTTTGTTCAGATCGGTAAGACCGATCCGGTACGCCAATTCCTTAGATGGCAACTGGTATGGGGCACAGCAAATACCGCGACTTTCGCTTTAAGTTTCACCCGCGCTTTGCGGGATGGTGAATAAAAGGAGATAAACAATGGCACCACAATATGGACGAACTGTAGATAGATGGACAACATTTTTCATAGACGATTCGGGTGCAACCCTGCGCCAGATACCTATTGTAAGCGCATCAGGAATAGGAATCGATTACCCGGTGGTCGATCTGACCGCGACCCAAGACCCTGGGCATGGCGGACTGCCGGATACCCCCAACTTCAAGGCGACTATAACCGCGCCGTTTGATACGCTTGCCACCACCGGCGCTTTTACCGTGATAAGCGGCGTGGTCGGAAAAAGCGTGCCGCTGGCATTCGACTACCGCCAGGGCATCCAGCATACCTGGGAGGCTGGGGAGCCAACATTCGGCGTTACCGGCAGCACGACTGACGGCGTTCTGGTCACGAACCTGATCGTCAATCCTGATGCGGGCACGTTTAGTTTTGACCTGATCCTGTTCCCTGGCAGTGCAATTCCCGCATGGGCGATTGCAGCCCACACATAATAGACTATTTCAGTCCAATTTAGGCGGGTGATATGCCAAATCAGGTAGAGATATTGATTTCTGCCATAGATCGTGCCAGTGGCGTCATTGGCAAGGTTGGTGGAAAGTCGGGTATTGCTGGTTCATTTACCGAGCTAAACCAAGCATTACAAGTGGTTAAGCAGGCCGCGCAAGCGGTCGGAATGGTTTATGATGAGATGGTGGGCAAGACGCTTGCCTACGATCTTGAAATCCGCAAGTTGGCCCAAAACTTAGGCATTTCAACTGAAGAGACCAGCCGCGCAATCCAAACGGCTGACGATTTCGGCATATCTCAAGGGGAAGTAACCTCCGCGCTTGAAATGATGGTCAAGCGCGGTACAGCTCCATCTATCGAAGCATTGGCAGATATAGCCGATAAATATAATGCCATCAAAGACCCCATAAAACAAGCGGCTCTGATGACTGAACTACTGGGCAGGAACTGGACTGCTCTTACTCCCATGTTGCGCGAGGGTGGTCAGGCGATCCGCGATAATGCCGCAAGTCAAGCAGATGGTCTAATCGTTACTGAGGACCAGGCCCAAGCTGCTGAGGACTTACGAATTAAACTTGATACTCTTAGCGATCAATGGACAACTCTCAAAAATAATCTTGCCAATCAGGTTATACCAGTACTGACCGACGCATTAAATGAATTAACTGACATTAACAACACACCTCCCAAACCCTGGTTTATTACTGTGCCTGGTCCAGATATAGCCTTGATGGAGCAATTGCGCCGGGAAAGTGAAGTTGCCCAAACACAAGAGGAACATCTTACAGAATTGGAAGCAGGCTACAAGAGATTAGCCGCATCTTATGGTTATGTCATTCCAGGAACTAAACAACTTACTGAAGAAGAACAAAAAGCTTTTGAAGCATATCAAAAGACCAATCAGGGGATC